GCTACGTCGGAGAAGACATCCCATGTGAAGATGTCCCCTTTCTTGCGCCCTTGCTGCGAAGCGTCTCTTACGTCACAGAACTGCCTGAACTTGACGAGCGGCTGAACCGCCATCCGCAGGACGTTCGAGAGCTGGCGCGAGTACATGAAGCCGCCAAGAGAATTGACGGCCCATACTTGCCCTGCCATGAAAGCCTCATAGATTGCCCACGGTCCTCGCGACCTGACCTCTGGCTTTCGCCATCGCCGCGATTGTGTCGTGGGTAGATTCTTCTTTGTCCTCGTCCTGAGCCGGCGCCTGCCGCACGTTGGCGGCGCGCACTTGCTGGGTGGACAGGGACTCCTTGCGCTCAAGCTTCCGTTGCGTGTCTGCTTGGGGGGTTGCCTGCGCCTTGAGCGCCCGCACGTACTCGCCCGCTTCCTTCATGCGGTCGTAGCCTGCTGGCTTGCCCTTCAGCGCCAGGAACTCCTCCCGATCCAGTACGTGATCGCGCCACTTCGGGTCGTCCATCACGTCCTTGTAGTCGGACAGGAACTTCTGCTTTGCGTCTTGGAAAGCGAATCGGTTCTCCACGAGCTTCACGACATCGGCCGGGTTAACGGATGGACGGCGCAGCTTCTGGATGACTTTTACCGCTTCCTCTTCGGAGCCCATTTGTAAGGCGCGGGCAAGCGCCCGGTCGTCTTCCTCGACCGTCTCAGAAGCGTCCTTTACGGGTGGCTTCTTCGCAATCTCTTCGGCCTCTTTGCGCAGGCGTGCCGCTTCCTGGAACTTCTGGTCTGCCGACTTAGCCTTCTGCACCCACTCGGCAACCTCTTCCTCGGTAAGCTCAACTTCCTCACCGTTCACCTTGAACTTGCGCTTGGCAGGAGGCTGCACCTCTTCCTTGGCTACGAAGCGCCCATGTTCATCACGCGGACGATCCTCCTCCTCTATCTCTACCGTTTTGTCATGGTCGGCATCGGCAACCTCGGCATAGTCAGGATCGGCAGCACGCTTCTCGTCCATCTCGGCATATAGCTCAGAGCGACGATCGGTCTTCGGGTTGTTTTTTCCTTCTACTTCCTTTTCCTCGTCACTCATCCTTACCTTCCAAGATGTTCAGGGCGTTATGGCCCTCCTGTATCGCTGACCCAAGATCCAGCAGGAACTCCTCACGGACCTTCAACTCGTGCTGCAGCCGCATGATGCGAAGGAAGCGCCACGGCGCAATCCTCTTCAATCTGTCGGTTACTTCCTCGATCCTGTTCTCGTAGCGGCGGACCACGTACTGACCGACATCGCCGGCAATCCAGTCCTCAACCATCTTGCCGAATACGGCGGTCTTCACATTGGGGTCTTCAGGATCGAAGTCTCGGGCGCTCATTTCTTACCTCCGGCGGCGGCCTTCTTCTCGGCCGCCTTGCGGTTGGCATCTCCTTCCTGCGCCTGGAATGCTCGGTCCTTGTCTGCCGTGTCTCGCTGGTTTGCGGCTTGGTCGATAGCGACGATGTGGCCGGCCAATGCACGCTTGTCCTCGTGCCCCTGCTTCATGTCCTCCACCACGAGCTTCGTGACGTTGTTCTCGTGGGCGATGTCCTTCTTCACCTGCAGTTCTTTCTCCTTCGCCTCCACGCGTTTGCCAAGCTCCTGGATGACCTGTCCGGCCTGCTGGAGCTTCTGCTTCATCATCTGCTTCTCGGGGTCCTGTCCCTGGAAGAATCGCATCGGGTCTCGATAGCCAAGATTTCCACCGATCTCCTTCCAAACCTCGGTCACGTCCATGCCCAATTGCTGGGCGGCTGGAGCAAGGCCGACAAACTTCTCGAAGCCGAGCAGGAAACGCTGCACCTTCTGCATGGGATCAGCGGCGCCCATGCCCATGTTCACGCGGATGGTCAATTCCTGACGGAGCAGATCGTCCGTTACCTGGTCTACGCCGAACTTCTGCAGAAGCTGGGCGCGCTTGGCGGCAATGGCCAGGACTACTTGATCGGTCTCGTACTCCTGCTCGAGCATCACGAGCTGGCGCAGCAGCGGCTCGATGAACGTCATTACATACGTCCCGAGGAGATACATCACCATCGGGCTTTGCGACTGGCTCATCAACTGAGCGAGCTTGGCCGGCTCCTGACCCCTGCGGTTTAACTGTGCATGGGCGGGGCTAAAGTCACCAATCAGGTCTGCAAGGTCTGCGTCAAGGTGCTGGGCCTCCTGGAAGGAGCTAGCCGTCACGTCCGGCCAGTTGATCTCCTTCACGTCCTCTTCCACGTTGTCGGCCAGCGTGATCGAGCCTGGGACGTTCCTAGTGAGGGAAGGAAGGTCCACGTTCTTCCCTCGCTTCACGATCCACTTCTTGTTAAGCACGAACCGCACGTTGTCGCGGCGCTGGTTCGAGATGTCGTTACTTTCCTCCTGCAGCGGCTTGATCAGCTCAGCCACCCCGGAGGGCATGGGTCTGTGGGTCTCGAGAATGCACGAGCCCACGATGTAAGGACGTTTGCCGTGATGCACCACCGTCTCGAGCGGCACGGCGTCGGTCAGCATGCAGACATCGGAGAGCGTGTAGAAGAGGTAATCACGCCCATCCCTGCGATGGATATGCCGATGCACCCACACCACCTCGTAGTCAGATACGGGCTGGTTGTTGGGGTCTAGCGGGTCTTGCCTGTTGACGTTCCGCGTGATCCTCGTGCTATCGGTCTTGTCCTGCATCGACTGGCGGATCACGCCATCGTCGTACTCGTGCCAGATGGGTTGACCAGTCTTCGGGTCTCGCTTACCCATCTTCTCCTTCACCTCGCCCACGAACATGGGGATGAGTTCTATGAGGTATGGCGATGTGTTCACCGGGTCGATCCAACTCGCAGCAGGGTCGAAGCGGAAGTTCTCGGCCGGCAGCAACCGAATATCCGGCCTGTCAATCTTCTGCTCACGGTCAAATAGCCAGTCCGTTCCAGCGATGGCAACGCCAGCCGTCTGCGCGTCCTGCAGCCCTCCCAGGACGATGTGGAACCACGGCAGGCTCTTTGCGATGCGGTATTCAAGCAGATGCTTGGTGACTTCGGCTGACGCTTCCTGCCTGCGATCGCCCTTGTTCTCAGGCTCTACAGAGATCGCCTCGGGATTGGAGAAGAACACCGCATAGGCTGCCGCTTCGTTCTTTCTGATGATCGAGCGCGTCTTCGGCCTGAAGAGATTCGAGCGCTTGGAGTAGTTGGGGCTTGAATACTTGCTATCGAGGCTATGCTGGTTGTTGAACGCCCGGATCGAGTCCTCCCACTTCTTCCGGTAGTTCGCATCGAGGTAGTTCGTGCTGAAGTAGTAGGCGTCAGTCGCCCTTTGCAGCCAGTCCACGCCTTCATCGACAGGCGCTCCCTCTACATCCGTCTCGGCGTAATTAGGGAGATCGTTGACCTCGATCCCCATCTCAGGGGGAGCGCCTTCACCACCATGGAGTAAATCACCTCCTGGCAGGTACTTGCCGTTAGCAGGCGGCTCTCGCTCACGGATGCTCAAATGGGCGGCAAGTGCTTCGGATCAGCTCCCTCAAGTCTTCCAGGTTGCTCCATTCCATCCCATGCGCCGCGCCTCATGCCGCAACGCTCCAACAGCTCTCCTCCGGCCAGCTTCGCAAGCTTCGCAAGCTCGGTTGCCGATACCACGCGAGCGAAGTCGATGGTGTAGCCGTACTTCCCACCGCCGATCAGGGCGTTCTTCACCACCAAGGTCTGACCGTGCGTCCAGCCCACTTGCCACAGGTGGTTGGGGTATTCACGCGAAAGGACTTCGGCAACTTCCTTCGCCCGAACCTGAAGATCCAGTTCTTCAGGGTCTAGGACTTCTACCGTCTGGATGTCGGTGTGGTCGATCACGTCGTCTTGTAGAAGCCGTTGGTGGTCGAGTCGGTGCTGAGTCTCTTAGCGCCACCGGAGAACTCGTAGGCGACATCCCACATGCCCCACTCGGCACCCCATTCGCGAAGGACAAGCTCCTCCCACGAATAGGTCCTGTAATTGACCTTCATCGGGAGATTGAGCGTGTTGCCGCTCACGGCCACATCCTCCCGCACTTACTCCCACAGACAACGCCTGTATTCGCATCAACTTGGAGCATGCAAATTTCTCCAAATGGCATGCAGCTACTCGGGTGTGGATAACAGGCTGGGCAAGCAGTAAGAGGTCCGATCAGGTTCTTGAGCAGAAATGGATCTTTGTCATCTTGTGTATGGTTCACGTGTACTCCGGCTCGAGCACAGATTCGTTCACGTACACAGGCGGAGTGGGATCGATGTCATATATCCGACTGGCGGCATCCACCAAGTCCTTCAGCGTGCCGAACGGGAAGTAATGCACTTGTTGCTTGAACTGCTCGGCAACGTCGTACAGGTTCTGTTCGTTGTCCTTGCGCCTGATGCGCCTGGAGAGCCGATACCCACCACCGCCATCCTTGATCTTCTTCTGGTTCGCTGTGATGGTCTGCTCGGTGGTTGGATAGGGCAGGTAGAACTTGTGGCTGCGGATGTCAGGGCCTAGACGCTGTACGCGGTCTACCTTGCTCCCTTCACCTTCGCGGGGCCACTCGAGCTCCGCGATATCGAAGGAGAAGCCGTCTACGCGCATCTTCTCCTTGAAGTAGTCAAGGTCAGCTATCGCACCAAAACGCTCATAACCCGCCTTGAGAGACTGTATGCCAGGCTCTCTAATCCACTTGATGTATAGCTCCTTGAACCTCGCCCAACGCTCCTGTAGGTCCATCCTGTGGTTGTAGCCATCGAGGAGATACTTGTTGCCGGCGTAGTCCATGCCGAGCACCACCATGGCGGTGTTGGCCGAGTCCTTCTTGTTTGATCTGGCTGGGTCGCAGAGTAGGAATGCAGAGAGCGTGTGAGGTCTAACTTCATAGGTCTGCAGGTCCTTCACGTCGAACATGTGCTGCTCGCCAGCGATGGGGTTCTGCAGCATCTGGCAGGCGAAGATGTAGTCGCCCATATCGACCTTGAGGGCCGATAGCCTATCTGCGCTTACAAGTACAGGCTCTCCCGATGTCGTGCCGTCTTTCGTTGCAGGATAGATGCGCGGCTTGAACGTGCCATCCTTCAGCACCGTCTCGTAGGTATCCGCGAAGTTGTAGCGCGTGCCGGCCATTCTCTTGACGCAATCCTCGCTACCAAGCGCATACGAGAGACGCAGTGCGTCAGTGGTCTTCTGCACCATCTCTGGCGTCGTCACGCTGGCTGGAGTTACCACGTCGTCGTAGAGCAGGATGTCGAAGTGCTTGGAGACCGGCTGACCATCAACCAGCCCCCAGGCTTCGATAGTTGCCTCTTTCGGATTGCCTGACCGCTTCACCACCAGACCATCGTCTTCCGACCACTTCGGCGCCTGCTTCTGCGGGTCTTCCCACAACACGTCTGGAAAGAGCTTCTTCAAGGCTTCGTTCGCCTCGAACTCTCGCTTGATCTGGCGAAGGAAGGCTTTGGCGATCGGCCTGGTATGACTGAATATCCCGACCGTCAACTCCCGGTCGTTGAGAATGTTCTGAATGGTCAGCGCGTAGGTAATCAGCGTGGACTTGTAGTGAAACCGCGCCCACAGATCCAAGTGCCCGTCTGGTGCTTCCTGGACCTCCCTGCACCGATCGAATATCCATCGCCTGTTCGCGTCAGTGCGTCGTAGGACTTGGGTTAGCAGGAAGAACAGATCCCGCTTCGCCCAATCCCTCGCCAGACTCTCGTACTGCAGATCCGGCAACGCTCGCCATGAATCGATCAAGCGTGAGTAGTTCTCGAACCGAGGCAGTATCAGCTCTGTGCTCGATTGCTTGCTGGTCAGGCACGACCTTTCTTAGTAACCCGAGCGCTGCAGTGACTTGGCTCGCGGTCATTTCGACTTTGCCAAGTACGTGCTGCTCAAGGCGAAACGCTATTCCCCCTGCCCTGATGCGGGAGCGCACAGCATCAACGTAGTCAGGCGACGTTGACCTGCGTTTGTGCATGCCTTTGACGCCGCTCAATCGTCCCCGCTGTATCCGTTGTACCCGGAATAGCCGGTGCGAGGACCGTAGGGTTCTTCGC